AAACACGCGCATCGGCAAACAGCTTGACGGCCAACGCCATCTGGATCGACGAAGCCCGCTTTTGCAAGAAGGAGAAAATTGACGCAGAGGTCATGCCCACCTTGTCGGGCGTGACCCATCCGCTCGGGTTGGAATCATTCAGCGATGCAAACCCCTGGTATAAGAGCACGCTGTTCGTCAGCGATGCAGGGCTTTCTATCCGTGAGAGTTGGATGGACAAAGAAGAGGCAAAGTGTGACGAAGTGATAGAGGACGGACCGAACAAGGGTAAAACATCACGCGAACTGCAAGCCATACTCGACAACTATGCACAGCGTGTCATGTTCTGGAATGAGCTGTTGCGCCGCGCCAAACAAGAAGGCCACACAGTCCGAGAAGTCACGCCCGAGCAGAAACAAAACACACAGATGCTTGTTGAACAGATGAAGACCAGACAGGGGAAATTCAAGATTCTACGCAATTCGGTGGTGAACAAGTACAACTGTGAAGTATTGGTCAATTACCACGTCATCACGCCGGAAGAGGCCGAACTGCTCTACGACCATGAGTTTCTCATCACCGCTGATGAGAGAATGGAACTGGAGGTCATTCGCAATTCTCGCCAATACGCCAACCGTATTCGTCAGATGCGTTGCGACACCTTCGCCTATTATCGTGCCAGCACGCTGGACAACATAGATATTCTTGGTCTGTCCTACCTACTGCAGATGAAGCGTGACCTGCCGCCGCTTGTCTTTGCCCTCTCCATCCTGAACATGCGGAAGGTGAAGAGCAACGATGGTTTCTATTCCCTTCTCGACATCGAGAACATTCACGGTTACAGCCCCGAACTGCCCGAATCGGTCATAGACCGCAGCATAAGGCGCAAGACAGCCAGCATCATCGTGGGCGGACAAGCCATCAACACCGACTACGAAAGCCCCGACTTCGACGTGTTGCAGAACATCAAAGACTGCACGCTCGACGGCGACCTCTCTGATGATGATGACCTCTTTATAGCTCTCGACTACAATGCCAACATCAACTGGATAGTCACAGGCAAAATTGGCGAAACAGAACGTGGAGGCGAATGTCTATACACGCTCTCATCTATGTTCGCCAAAAACGAGCGAAAGCTGGAAGCTCTTATGCGCGACTGGTGTAAATACTATGCACCTCACAGGAAAAAGAACTCCCGTGTAACATACTTTTACGACGCAACGGCAAAGTTCCGTGCATACGCCTCAGAAGAACAGCGAGACTTTAAAGACATCGTGATTGACGTGCTCACCCACTACGGCTGGGACGTCAACCCTGTGGATATGGGCACGCCGATGGAACATCAGGCCAAGTTCCAGGACATCAACGAGGGTTTGTCTGAAAGTGGCCGCCTGTCTGCCCGCTTCAACATAGAGAACAACCAAGACCTTATCGTAGCCCTGGAACACGCCGAAGTGGAAGTAGGCTACAAGGGTTTCCGTAAATGCAAGAAAGGCGAAAAACTACCTGAGACCGAGACAAACCCGCTGGAGCTGCGCACCGACGGAACCGATGCCTGGGACGTACTCTACTTGGGATGCTTATACTACCGATATAACATAGGCTATATGGCCTTACCAATGATAGGGTCATGAACGAAAACGCAAAAATCTACATCTGCACGCATACTGACTTCGACTGTCCTGTGCATCAACCCATCTACGAAGTACTGGATGCACGCCGCCTGTACCCAGACGACAAAGCACCCAACGGCGTGGATGGTCTCTATTATTCCGAGCTGCTCAGCTACAAGTGGCTGGCTGATCACTCCGAGCAACTGCCCGACATCGTGGGCTTTTGCCACTACCGCAAGTATTGGGAGTTCATGGACGAAGTGCCCGACCTCGCTGCACTCATCCGTCAGCATGGCTGCATCACCCTGCACCTGCACGAAGTGAAAGGCTCGGTCTATGACCATTACGACCGTTGCTTCTTCTTTGGCGACATGGACGTGGCCAAGGCTATTGTCATGTTCCGACACCCCGACCTCTACGACACCTTCAAGACGATGCTTCGGAGCAACCTTTTCTATGCGTGCAATATGTTCATCATGCGTAAAGAAGACTTCCTCCGGTTGATGAGTGTTGTCTGGGATGTGCTGCAAAGCTACCTTGATGTCATCGACCAAGACCTGCAAGACCGCATCTTGCAACACCCCGATGCATACCTGAACAAAACCTCGCGCAAAGGCAGACAAGTGGCACACCAGTATCGCATGGGCGGAAACATCGGAGAAAGGGTTGTCAGCGCGTGGATTATGCAACACTTTCCTAACCCCAAGACCTACGCCAAAATCGTTGTAGAAAAAGCCCGCGAGCACAAAACGCTATAACATGAAACCCGACATACTCTACATACTCGGCTCAGGCTCCAAGCAAGACGATGCCGAACTGCGCTATTCACTCCGCTCCCTGGAAGCCAACTGCACAGGCTATGACCGTGTCTTCCTTGTCGGTCGCAAACCAGCATGGATGAACAATCGCATACAGTTTTACCCCTGCGATGACCCCTACGACTGCACCCACAAGAACATGATGCACAAAATACTGCACATCTGCCACAAGTCAGACATCAGCGACCTCTTCATCATGCAGGGCGACGACCATTTTTACATCAAGCCATACGACTTCACAGGCATCCGGCCCTACGAAAAAGGCGAACTGCCCACACAGTTCAAGCCCATAGAGATTGCACCCCGCTATCGCACATCGCTCATGGACACCCGCGACTGGCTCATTCAGCACGGCCTACCCTACATGAACGCCTCACAACACTGCGGCCAACCTTTCCTCCGCTCCCTCATACTTCAGACCGAACAGCAGCTTTGGCTACCCGCCTTCAGCTATCCCTACGGACTGGAATCTTCCAGCCTCATGGCCGCCATCCTGACCAGTCGCAACATCATGCCATACGAACACCGGGAAGACTGCAAGCTCGCACACTTCGACGGTGAACAAGGTCTGCGCGAGCGCATCGGCAATAACTTCTGTTTCTCTTGCTACGACAAAGCATTCTCCTACGGTCTCAAAGACATACTAAACCGATGGTTCCCCCACCCCAGCAGCTTTGAATCCTAAATCTTCAAAATATCCAATCAAATCATGCCTATCCAACAACCAAAACTATCCTATACCGCCATCCGCAACTATGCAGAGCGATGGTCGTGGCAGGAACACGGCGAAACCCGACAAGGAATCAATGTGCCGCCACACGCCACCCATGTAAAGCAAGTGCCCTATTATGTTAAATATGTCACCGCAAAAGGCATACTCGAGTCTGGCCTTGTCATCACCCTGAAGGTCTTTCCCGAAGAACACCAGCGTATGATTCAGTTCGTCAAGTCAGGAGAAATACGCCGCATACGCGACTACCTGATTATCGAGATAGACGGCCACCGATTCGTCACACATTAAACCGAATGCCATGTACAACAAAAAACTTTTCAGGCATCAAGTCCTCGAAGTCCTCAAGCAGCTTCTGGACATCCTCATCTGCATACTTATTGCAGCTATCCTCTCGTGGCTCATGCCGGGCTGTGCGCCGCGCATCATCCATGAAACGGAATACATCACGACCGACACCACCATCTACCGTGACAGCATCATCCATGTGCCCATGCCCTACGAGGTGCAGACCCGCTACTGCCCGTCCATCGACACGCTCCGTCTGCATACCAGCATCGCCGAAGCTACCGCCTGGATAGACTGGAACAAAGAAATGCTCGTCGGCACCATCAGCAACAGACCCACCACCCTACCCCAGACCGTCAAAATTCCCACGCGCACCATCACACGCACCATCACGCGCACACGGACCGTCACGGTAGAAAAAGAAAAACCGCTCACCCTATGGCAAAGCGGCACACAATGGTTAGGCACACTAACCATCCTACTGCTCATCGGATGGATCGTCCTGTATATCCGCAGCCGATTCCGCTAACAGCCTGCGTTGCTCCTGCTTTCTCGCCTTCTTCATTTCTTCATAGTATTTATCCGGCACAATCGCCTTTTCCCAGCGCAGGGCATACTCCTGTCCTGGCCTCAGGTGTACCATCACATACTCCATCATTTGCGTCAAGATGTCGCGCACATACTCATCAGCATTCCGGCCTAACACCCGCTCAATGCGACTGCGGCGCACATCCTGAAGTGTGCCCACAAGCTCAACATATATCCTGTGCGTCATGCTCTGCACCACGGGCACACCCTCGCCGATGCGCTCCACCCATTCCTGCCGTCTGGCTTCCTGCGTGACCGTCGGTCCAAACCGGCGCACACGTCCGACAATATGAGGCCAAGCCGTCTGCACCATCAATTCCTGTCCTGTGAAGACATCTACATTCTTCGCCACTAAAAATTGGGCTTTATCAGTTATTCCATACATAGTCACTTATTTTTAATCGTTCAGACGGTGCTTTCCGACTTCGTGCCGTCCGGTTATTTGTTGTCTACATCCTGTGCGCGATACCAACCACTGGCCGTATCGTCGTCAGGTATCATGTTGTCCTGGGCGAGGTACTCCTGCAGTTCTGCCCTGGCCTTGCCGATTATCTCTGCGGCCATGTGCGTGTCGTCTCGCCTTAGTGCCTCTTGTGCCTCATACAGCCAGGCTTCTGCCCGGCTTGGCTTTGTGTAGTCGTGTGTAAGTATGCATAATATCCTCCGGTTACATGTTGTTTACATCTTGAGCGCGACACCAACCGCCTGCAGTATCTTCGTCATCGAAATATCCGTATTCAATTCCGATTTGACAAACTTATAAAATCATAGCAAAAGTTATAAAATGCTACAATTTACGTTGTCTTCCTGTTTCAACCTTGCTGGTTGCAATCTCGTTCAGAGCGAAGCGGGAGTGCAGAGCCGTCAAGTCCGCAGGCGTAAGTTCGGGATAATCTGTCCCTACTTTGCTATTGATGAGACTGAGCAGGTTCCGGGCGGCATTGAGGTCGCGGTCAATCACCGCGCCGCAATGAGGGCAGACGTAGGTGCGGTCACTGAGCGTGAGGTCGTCGCGCTTCGTGCCGCAGCAGGAGCACGTCTTGCTGCTGGCATAGAAGCGGTCGGCGACCTCCAGACGGACACCGTTCATCGCTGCCTTGTACTCTATCTGCCGTCGCAGTTCGCCAAAGGCCATGTCGCTGACACTCTTGGCCAAACGGCTGCGCTGCATACCCTTCACATTCAGGTCCTCGATGGCAATAGCCTCGTAGGTCGTAGTGAGAATGGTCGTAAGCTTCTGTGTGAAGTCACGACGGATGGCAGCGACGTGACGCTGTTCACGTCCGAGGCGGCGGGAGAGTTTTATGTAGTTGTTCGACCGCTTCACGCCCTGCAAACGCTCCTGCTTGGTTTTCGCATGCTGGCGCTTGGAGAGCTGGCGGCTCAGTCTGGTTATCTTTCGCTGATGGTGGCGCAGGGTGCGCGGGTTATGGACGGCGATACCGTCGGAGAGCATCATAGCCTCCTTCAGTCCGAGGTCGATGCCGACGGCTCCGTGCTTCTCGCGTTTGGCTTCGGGATGAGTGCGGCGGTATTCCTCTTCGGTTATCTGCACCTGGAAGGATGCAAAGAACTTGTCACCCTCCTGCGAGATCTTCACGCCCAACACCTTGCCGTTGAAGCGAAGCCTTTCAGCCATCTTCACATAGCCGAGGTTAGGGATGTTCACGTACTGACGCTTGCCGCCGACGTTGTGGGCGACGTTCTTCAGATGCTTCAGTCCCTTGTGCGTGTCGGAGAGTTTGGCTTGGTCGGCTCCAATGTAGAAACTGCCCTCGCCATCCTTCTTCTTATGCGGCTTGGGATAGTCGGCACGATGCTCGAAGAAGTTAGTGTAGGCCGTCTGCAAGTCGTCGAAGGCATGAGCCGTGGCATACTTCGTCACCTCGTAGGTGAACGGGAACTGCTCGCCGCGAATGGCATTGAAATCGTTGCGCAACTTGCGCCCGCTCAGTCCGCGCTCGCCTTCCTTGTACCGTCGCTTCCACTCCGCCAAGCCCCAGTTGTAGGCCAGCCGGCAGCAGCCTATCGCCTTTCGGAAATAGGTCTTCTGCTTGTTGTTGGGCATCAGCTGGATGCGGTGGGCGACGGTAATCATAGTCGGGCGTTATACTTTGACATTATCTTCTACTGCTTTCTGGACATCCTCCAGCAGCTTCTTGTTCTTGTTGCTACGGCTTCCATAGAGGCGGGCAGAGAATACGGTGATGATTTCGAGCACATCCTTGGCGAGTTCCTCCTCAAACCTGACGTTCTCTTCGCCCTTGTTGATGATGACCACCTCGACATGCTTGGCCTCGCAGATGGCGAACACCAGTTCTGCACCGAAGCGCAGCAGTCGGTCTTTGTGCGTCAGCACCAGTCGTTGCACCTCGCCGTCGAGAATCAGATTGAGCAGCCGCGTGAGTCCCTTCTTATAGTAGTTCATGCCGCTTCCGAGGTCTTGTATTACCTCGTAGGTGTAGCCCTTGCTGGCGCAGTAGGATTCAAGCACGGCTACCTGCCGCACAAGATCCTCTTTTTGGTCGTGAGACGAAACACGGGCGTAGGCTATCGTCCTGCGCTTCTCAATCTCTATGACGGCATCCTTGTTGAAGTTGCGCAGCGTGTCAACGCTGTAGCGGCGGTCTCCGCCACGGGTATGCTCGTCAGGATGGAGCATCCCGTTCTTGTCCCAGTTACGCATCGTAGTCGTGGTAACTCCGAGAGCCTTGGCAGCTTCGCCTATGGAGAGAAGTTTCTTCATGACGGCAAAGGTACGGAGAATATTTCAAATTTACAAGGAATCGCGTTAAATTTTTATAATATTTTATAAGTATCAACTTTCAGTAACTTACCCCGTGACAATGTGGCACAGGCACGGCACACGTTCATGGGATTTCCTGCAACGGCAATACCCAGGCATTGTACATATCAAAGATGGCGAGCAACTGAAATTCGTCAAATATCTATAGCGCGAGCAAACGTTTTTTCATGTATTAAAGGTTAATAGTCAGGTTAATTAAGTATGGCTGAAGCTGCCTGTGAAGGTCGTGGAAGCGGAATGGGGGGGCCAATATATCG